CGTTTTAATTTGAAAATAGTTGTTGACTTTTTAGTCAGTTTGTAAGATAATATACATATTGAGAAAGGAGCACATTATGAAACATACACCATCCCGTCGCCAAGTAACTGATCGTCTCGGAAACCTCCGTAAGACGTGGTGTGGCCCATATGCCTTGGCAGTTGTTGCAGGCAAGACCTACGAGTTTGCCTACCAGATGCTGAAGCAGATCCGTGGCAAGCGTCATGCTTGTGGTGTCTACAACACCAACATGGATAAGGCTTTTGGCTTCTGTGGCCTCAAGGCTGAGTTTGTCAAGGCTGAGAAGCGTTGCAATCTTCGCAAGTACATTGATGAGTACTTGGCTCCCAACAAGCTGTACATCATCAACATCACTCGCCACTATGTGGTTGTTGATACCCGCGATCATACCACGATCGACAACCAGAACCCTGAGTGGGTTCCGATCGAGAACAGCAAGCACCTCCGCTGTCTCGTACAGTGTGTTGCTGAGATCAAGAATCCAGCAATCGAGCCTCTGCACCAGAACGCAGAGTTCGACTTCGGATTGACCAACTGGAAGAGCGCGTAATGCGCTCGACCATTCCTCTGGTAGAGGATTTCGTGATTGAAGACATGACCCACTGGCCAGAATATGACTGTGGGTTTTCCATTTTGGCTCGCATGGAAAATGGCGATATCTGGATCAGCAACTGGCTGTTGGCAGATTGGGAAGAAGCATTCAAGCACATGGAGATAATATCTAGCATTCACAAAAAGCAGTATGAAAACAAGCCTGATGGAATCCTTCACCACTTCAAGTTCAATGGTTGGACAAAAGCAAAGCACAAATGGATTCGTCTTGATGAGATGAATATTCCAACATTCGGAAGAGCTAAGTAGCTGTTATTGATCAAGAAAAAAGTTTGTTTATTTTTGACAAAATTGTTGCTTTTTGTCACAGGATCAACGATAATAATACTATTGAGAAAGGAGATTACCATGGCACGATATGTTTACTATACACTTCAGACTGGGGCTAAAGACGCGATGTTCGGTATGTGGCGTATGCATTATAGTCAAGACGACAACTTCTGCACTTACCCTAGCTATGTGCAAAACATTGCTGCGCACCCTGATGAGGCCAATGCCAAAGCTCAGGCTTTCATTGATGCCAAGAACGCCAAGGATAATACTTGGGAGCACGTTCTGGTTGAGCCAGCTGAGTTCGAGCGTAACAAAATTGACTATGGCCCAATTGCCATCAAGAATCAGGAGCTTGTTAACAGCATCCGTATTGACGGCAAGATTCCTTTCGGAAAGCACGTCAACAAGCCTATCGTTGATCTTGCCAAAGAGAATGTTGGCTATTTGCTTTGGGTGATCAACACCTTCAATGAAAAGTGGGCTGACTACTTTTCTGACTCAACCTCTGTGAACCCAACAGATGTCCTTGATGTTGCTTGCAAAACCAGCACCAAGCTGACAGTGCTTGAAGCTCTTGCGATTGTTCTGGTCGAGATGGATCAGGATGGCTTGATTGAGCTTGCTGTTGAAGCTAACAGCGATGCTCCTCGCAGTGAGCACATTGGCTCTATCGGTGATAAAATCACTGTGGTCGTTACTGTCAACTCAATTCAAGAGAAAGGCACAGACTACGGTTGGACTTACTCTTACAAGTGCACTGACACTAACGGCAACTATGTCGGTTTCAAAACAGTTGCCAAGTCTTTCTCTGAAGTCAAGGTTGGTGATCAAATCACTGTTGAGGGAACTGTCAGCTATCATGGCGAGTATCACCGCCAGAAGCGCACCTACCTCAAGAGGGTCAAGTGCCTATGATCATAACGAAGGCTCATGGCAAACTGTGTCTGGCTCGCGTGAAGCTGGACACAAGTTCAATCAATGTTTTGTCGAGCCTTCCAGGATTCAAAAAGTGGGTTGGTCGTGACCTGCTTTTTGCCCCGACTGGAGCTAACCTAAATATCCTCTGCAAACATTGGCCAGATGCTGAGTGGGATGAAGAATCAAAGCGCATACTTGATGATTACATCACCTCCTTGAATGAAGCCGAAAAGACTCGCAAAGATCGCGAGGAGTTTGAGCCTCCTAATGAGGACGATTTCAAATTCAAGACCAGACCTTTTGATCATCAGCGCAAAGCATTCTACATGAGTCGTGACAAAAAGAACTTTGCTCTGCTCATGGAGCAAGGGACTGGCAAAACAAAAGTCATCATTGATACTGCTGCATATCTCTACGCCAACAACAAAATTACAGCCTTAGTTGTTATCGCTCCCAATGGCGTTCACCGTAACTGGTTGAACAAAGAAATTCCAGAGCATCTTCCGGAGTGGTGTCCTCATGAGTCAATCTACTACTATTCCGGAATGAACAAAACTCATATGAAAAAGTTTGACGATGTTCTTGGCTGTTCTGAGAAGCTAAAAATATTCAGCTTCAATGTTGAAGGATTCGTCAGCACCACAGCTGTCAAATTTATTGAGAGAGCTTTGGTCAGCAACAAAACTCTTCTTGTCATTGATGAGAGCTCTCGGATAAAACGTCCAGGAGCAAAGCGAACAAAGACCATAACCAAGTTTGCTAAGTTCGCTGAATACCGCAGGATCATGACTGGGACTCCTGTAACAAAAGGACCAGAGGATGTCTACAGCCAGTTCAGGTTCCTTGACGACAAGATTCTCGGATACGACAGCTTTTACTCTTTTAGAGCTCGCTATTGCATCATGGGTGGTTTTGAGAACAAACAGATCGTCTCTTATCAGAATCTCCCAGAGCTGACAAACAATATTGAAGGACATTCATTCAGAGTTCTCAAGAAAGATTGTCTGGATCTCCCAGATAAAATTTACCAGCGACACTACGTTGACCTCTCCCCAAAACAAAAGAAACTCTACGATCAGTTGCGTAAAGAGTTCATCGTTGAGATGGAAGGCAAAGAAATATCAGCCCCAGAGACAATCACAAGATTGCTCAGACTTCAGCAGATAGTCTGTGGTTGGTTCCCTCAAGAAGATGGTACGATAGCTATTGATGAGAAAAATCCAAGAATGGAAGCTCTAAAAGAGATTTTGGAGAACATTGAGCAGAAGGTCATCATATGGGCACGCTTTAAGGCTGATTTAAGAGCCATAGAGAGGCTGTTAGGAGACAAGGCTGTTGCTTACCATGGGGATGTGTCAAACGACGCCAGAGAGGACGCTGTAAAGCGTTTCCAGAACGACGATTCAATCCGTTACTTTATCGGACAGCCTCAGTCTGGTGGCATTGGCTTGACATTGACTGCGGCAGAATATGCAATCTACTACTCTAACAGCTTTGATCTTGAGACTAGGCTGCAGTCTGAGGACAGATGTCACCGCATCGGGACAAAGAACAACATAACATACATTGACATTGAAGCAAGCAAGACGATTGATACTAAAATCATCAAAGCATTGCGTGGGAAGAAAAACCTAGCTGATGTCGTTAACAATGATCCTGTGTCATTATTCTTAGAGGTGAAGGATGAGTGAGAAAAATTTCTGGACTCTGGTGCGCAAATCACTGCCGCTCAAAATGTATCGGGTTGAGAATCGGGTTGCCAAAGGTATGCCCGATGTTCATTATTTGAAGGACGGCAACTCTGGTTGGGTTGAATTAAAATATTTGAAACAATGGCCAAAGACTCGTATTTCTGTCGGGTTGCGTCAAAACCAATACATATGGCACAAGCAATACAGAGCCGAAAATGGTAAATGTTGGGTTTTGATCAGGATCGGCAGAGATTTCACTGCGTTGTTTGACGGATTGGTTTCTCAAGAACTTTTCAAAAGACCAGCTCGTAAAGATTTCGTTGAAATGGCTTCTTGGTGTAAGTTTGGCAATTTGACCAAAGAAGACTGGGAAGAACTTGCTGGGATTCTGACTAAGGAAGAACTTTAGCTATTTGCTCTTAAGACTAACAAGAAACAGTAGTAAGGCCACAGCCCCGCCAACCAAACCGAGAGTGAAAATGCCCACAGCACCATAAATAAGTGCAGTCTTGATGGCTTTCTTCTTAGCCAGTCTTTTAGCTTGTTCACGCTCAATAGCCTTGCGTTTAAGTTCCTTACGGTTAGTCATGAATTTTTGGTAGTCGTCCCAAAGTCCTGCTCGACCTTGGTAGATAAAAATTTGTTTTATTTCAGCTTCGTGATTTTTAATTTTTTCGAGTTCAAAGAAAGCCTGCATATCACCTTGTTTAGCATCTTCCTCTAACTGTTCTTTTGCGTCTGAAAGTTTTACGAGGTGCGGACCCATTTCTCCTACAGAAGTTATGTGCCCACAAAGTTCTTTGACTGCGCCAATCGCCTCATTTGCGATTTTAATCGCGGCTATGGCTTCAAAGATCATTGCTGTGTCGCTTGCAAAATCTGCTCTCTGGCTGTTGGCGACAAACCTTCAACTACATTCTTAACAGCGGGAGGAGTTTCTTCCATGTCTTCCGTAGTCAGCTCTGGCCTCAGAGAAGCAGCAACTGTTGAAGTTAGTAGCGGTTGTTGAGTTCTTGCTGTGTATTGACGGACAGCATCACGAGCTTGACCTGCTGCAGCCATGCCCTCTCCAGCCTCAATCGCTTCCCTTACGAATGGTATGAATTTGCCGTATTGAAGTATCCCTGCACGAGCCATTCCTGAAAGAATCGTGTAGCCTGATCCCGATGGGTTGAGTTTGATCTCCGCCCAAAGTGTTGGCATCACATTCTTTCGGAACTCGGCAATCCTAGCGAGCTCGTCCGGAGTGAATACTTGTTCCATCAATTTTTTATTTTTTACGAACACATCGTCGTAGCTATTGACGATCGCTGTCCTAGTTATGCCACCTGCTCTTCCGCCAGTGAAGGCTTTCTCAAGTATGCCGTCTTTGAGCAAAGCGACAACTTCTGCATACTGCTCTGCTGGCATGTTCTGCTCTAGCTTTTTGAGCGCAAGACCTATCGCTTGATTTGGTGCGAACTTGGCGTGACCGAACAAAATATTGGCGACTTGAAGTGGCGTGTACTCTGGGTTGCTAAGAGTCTCTAGAATCTTGTTTGCAGCTTTCTGCGGAGAAGTTGCTGCAGTTCCTTTCCCAGTCATCCCGATGTATTGCTTGTAGAGGCCTGTTGCTTCTTTGAGTTGATCAATGACTACTTGATCGCCTGTTATCAAACCTTTTTCAATGCCATCAAAAACAGTCTCATCAACAACAGCTTTAATTCTGCCTAAAGCAAGAGCCTCTGGAGTTCCAGGAGTTGCCTGTCTTGATGCGGCATTCAGTGATTTCTGATAAGCGTGCAGCTGAGTCAGATTTATGCCTTCAAGAGTCCCTTCCTCTGCAGCCTTCAATAGTTGCTGGAGATATTTGACCTCACCACTCAGAATTGGCATTTGAGCTAGCAATCTTTCTTCAATGCCTAGGTCGTCAACAACAGACAAAGCATTGTTAGCCATAGTAACACGACCTTCAGTTGTAAGCAGTGGCTGATCAACAGCCTCTTTTACAGCTTCATAGCCTTCTTTTGCAGCTTGTTTAGTTTGCGTAGCTTGTTTCTGAACAACTCCTGCAGCAGTTTCTGCAGCAGCTAACGGGACGCTCTCCGCCCCAGTCACAGCTTTAGAGCCTGACCCAAACTCATCCTGAAGAGCACGAGCATCAGCTCGAATGGCTTCAATCTGTGTGTCATCAAAGCCACGCAAAATCGATTGAGCAGTCGGGTCGGTGCTAGGAGCACGACGCATGACATCTTCAGCTTCCAACTGCTCTGTAACTTTTTCTGTCGGTGTGGATCTATCTGGCAGTGGGGCTGTCCTCTGGCCAGATGTCAATGGGTACTTTGATTCCTGCTGAGCACCGCCACCAGCACGTTGTGCCAAAGACTCAAGAACTGGAGTTATGCGAGGAGCTGTAGCTCTTACAACTTCTGTCGCCCCTTCAACCACAGGCTTTGCAACAGCTCCAACACCTTTACTGATGCCTTTGACCAAAGGTGGCAATAGTACATCTGCACCAACGCCAACCCCAGTCGCAATTGCAACGTCTTTTGCCAGATCACCAACACCCTCTTTTTTCTGTGCTGTTGTTTCTGGTGTGAGAGAAACCTCAATGCCTTTCCCACCAAGCTCTGTTGTTGAGTAGGCTGGCAAGCCTCTCATGATAGTTTGGCCAGTAGTTTTAGCACCGCTAACAAGTTTGGTTGCTGGCAGATACTTGTATATTTCACCAGTCAATGTCCCGATATCTTGCTCTGAGATTCCTGGCTTGTTGACGTAGTATGGCTTGTCGTTCCAGATGATCATCGGGTGATTGAACTCGTCGGAGTAGACGCCACCAAAACGCTCGTCACCTTTGAACTGATTCTTGATTACTTCAGCCTTGCCCCAATCATCACGAGTGAACATCAATCGCACATTGGTCCCGAAAGCATCCCAAAAGCCAACGTCTGGGATATCTGTTGCTTCTGGCACAGTTGGGTATTCTAGCTCTACGCCATGGCCTGTTGCTGCTTGATACAAGCCTTTGACAACATCTGCAGCTTGATCAGAGAGTGAGACTTCTTCTGTTTCAGTCTGTTCGTCAAGAATCGGACCACTACCACCAACTGTACCTGCACCTGCAGGGACTTGTAAACCCATTATTGTGCTCCCCATCCTTTGATGATATACGGAGACATGCTGTCAAAAATACCATTGTTAATGACGACAGCACCATTAGGCAATGCATTGTAAAAAGCATCAAACTCTTCCTGATTGTTAGGATCGCCTGTGTATTTCTCAAATATTCCTTTGTCAACTTTGCGCAACTCTTGGTTGATCTCTTTGGTTGTTGCACCTTGTTCAAGCATTTCAATCTCTGTGTCATTCATCCACATTCCATTTTCTGCCATCTTTTTGAAAGCATACAAAGAAATGTAGTTGGCTTCTGGGGTGTTGCCCATGCTGACAGATGCTTTTTGATATGCTGCAAATTCAATGTCAGAAGTCGAGCCAGAGCCTGAAGGACGCATCTTCGGAGCCAAGAAATAAGAAACTTGCTCAAGTGTTTCGAATCCGACAATCTGTGGATCTTTCACACCGAACGTCTGTGAGAAAATTTGTTTGAATGGCTGAAGGACTTGAGCCAGCCTTCCAGTTTCGACGTTACCAGACAGCAACAAATCCATTGCTTCGTTGACTTTCGGTATGACAGTCGCAGCTTTATCAACGTACTCTGTTTTAATGTCAGCGAGTGCTTCACTACGCTTCTTTTGAAAAGTAGCACTAGGTGGCGGTTGCCCACCTTGAGCAACGCCAAGGTTAATGCCTATAATTTCTCCATCTCTGACTTGAGCTGTTAACTCTTGATAATTGTTCCCGAGAACGATAGCCTTGCCTATTTTATCATCTTCATCTGTAGCTATTTTTTCAAATATTGAAACGTAGTTAGGATCGCCTTCTTTCAAACCATTGCGCTCAAGGAATGTTTTAGCATTCTCTGGCGACATATAAACTGCAGAACCGAGGCTCATAGATTTCAGAGTCGTTTTACTAGGCTTGTCTGTCAGAGTGAATCCTTCAGCTTTAGCTTTTTCATAGTCTTGCGAGCCGAAGACCACTGGTAAACTCTTTTGACCAGCGTCGTTATAAAGTGTGATTGGCTTCATGCTTGCCATTGCAGTTGTATCTGGGCCAGTGAATGCTTCGCCAATTTGATTGCCAGCTGCATCTTGTTTGATGTAATGATACATAGGTGCGCCATCGGCACTTCTCATCACTTTATTATCAGAGCCCATAACAGGATCAAGTTTTACAAGTTTGATTCCTTTGCCAGTTCCCTTTGGATTAATCAATGTCGCTAACTGAACTGCTGTTGTTGGGAGAGTTGCCTCTTCTTTCCTTCGCAGCTGTGCGTCTTGTATCAAGTACTGTGCAGGTGACATTGCTGCTGTTCCAGCTGCACCCAATGCTGTGGCTCCTGGCTTGCTAGCCTCTGATGCCATCTGGCTGAAGAACAACAAGGAAAGCAAAGCAGGATCAACTGGCTCTCTCTGTGGGTACAGACTTCTTGCCAAGTTCATAGCAGACTCAAGATTTTGATTGCCAAGAACACCAGCCAAAGCACCTTGTGGGAGTGTGCTAACATCAGTTGATGAAGCTCCCAAGACCTGACTTGGTTGTGCTGTTACTCTTGGCGTTGCGGTTCTTTCAACCATTATAAATTACCTCAGGTTGAAGCGAGCTTGTATGCACTTGCCAGTGCACCTAGCCCACCCATTGTCTGCCCATAAACACTTGGCGATTGTAAATACTGGTTGCCTTGTGTTAAGCTGTACTGAGTCGTTTCGTACGGGACACCTTTCAAAGCACCTAGTGCAAAATTGAGCATCTGGAATGGGAACTCACGTTGCTCAACATAATCTGCATATGCTAGGTCAAGAGCCATCTGATCAAGCCTTCTCCTAGCCTCACCAGCAGTCAACAAGCCTGCAGCAGTTTGCTCTTCAATGCCTTGGACAAGAGGAGCCATCTCTGTGAGCCTCTCTGCTTGGCGCAGGCGAGAAGCTTCTTCAGTTTCATAAGCAGAACGCAATGAATCTTCCGCCCCGAATCTTGCTTCACGCTCTCTGTCAAATCTTTGTCCTGCAAACTCAAGACCTCTGGCTGCAGCCTCAGCACGGATATCGCCTATGGCTTTGGCACCTTCTGTCGCAGTTAAAACGTCTTGAATTGCAGAACGAGAACCACCAAATGCTCCTGCTCTTGCAGCCTGTGCTGCTTGCGCTCTCTTTTCTAGTTCAATCTGCTCTTGTGCTGCACGGACTGCTGGGTCTGCAGCTTGCTGATAAATATCCAAGAAAGGCTGTGCAGAGGTCATGCTGAACTGATCGCCCAACAACTGCTCTCTTGTTGCAGCATCGTAACCTTGACCTAATGCTTCTGTCGCTGTTTGTGCACGAGTAAGAAGAGGATCTACTTTGGCACCAACTCCTTCAAGGATCCTGAATGCCTCTTGTTCTTCTGGCGTCAGTTTAGATCCATCGTAAGTTGCAACACGAGGAGCATCAAAAGAAGGAAATTCAGAAGCAGCTAACTCACGAGCCTGATCATAAAGTTCACGGCCACCAGCAGAAACCCATTCAGGGATGTCTGTTCCCTGAAGGACATTGGAATAGCTCGGTAATTCTTCAACACTTGTTGAGCAGAAACCACCCATATCAACTCTCCACGTACACTATCCCAGCTTTTATCAGGCCGAGCTTTGTATAAAATTTATCTTTCCGTTCTAGGTCTCCGGAGAAGATGTGACCAAGCCTAAGTGGAATTTTAGCCTCTTTAGCCACATTCATAAACTCTTTTATCAAAAGATACCCTGCTCTTGACTTCCTGTTCTCTGGATGAACATAGAACCAGTTGTCTGCTAGGAACTTCTCTTCCGACCACCAATCGGAGCCAACATGGCCTCCGATAGAACCTATTATGCCATTTTCATCAGTTGTCGCTACGAAAACAACACCCCGATGAACTGCCTCGCTGATTTTGTTTATCAGCTTTTCAGAACTGATTTTTGGCGTGTTCAGCTCTGTTTGATTATGCATGTCAACCAACATCATCGCCAAAGCAGAGATGTCAAATATGGTTGCTCTGCGAATATTCATCGAATACCGCCAAGAGCTCCCATGTCACCACCTTGTTGCATCGGTTGTTGACCGCCACCTTGTTGCTGCATGACAGCATCAATCAGTTTTTGAAGTTCTGGTAACATCTTCATCAAAACTCTAGCGACTTCTGGTGTGATGACAGAATCAAGCATTTTCAGCTCTTCTGGAGACATGTTTGCCAGACGAGACATCAAAACAGCTGCAATGCTGTCAGATGGCTTCATGAGATTCTCACGAGCTTCTGGTGGCATTGCTGAAAGTGGACTTTGATTAGCACCTTGCTGCATGCGCATCATTTCTTCTTGACTACGAGCCATATTAGCACTCCTTGGTTTCGTATAATACAGACCAGTCGGACTGAGAGCAGAATGCTCCGATCAACCAGCATGTTGGTTCTAAGATCTTCCTGTAGATCTTTCCGAGCAGATCTCCTTTATCACGAAGACCGTAAATGTATTCAATCTCGTTTGCTCTGTGCGTAGCGATGTGTTTCCACAACTTAACACCCTTACCCTTCCGCATGTTGCGAACGACGCTTACAGCCCAGATATGATAGCCATTCACATGCTGAGGTGTTAGGTAATCGCGAGTGAATCTGTAATCTAACACAACTTGTTTTCTCGTCATAAATCCTTGACGACACAACTCGTTGCAAATGACTCGTCCACCAAGGATTCCGCCAAGCGTTCCGCCAATGACGCCACCGAGTCCAGGGAGCAACGCATTTCCTAGTGCTGTACCGATGGCAGAAGCCCCAGCAGATTTTGCAGCTTTCTCTGGATCTTTGCCCATCGCAAGTTGAACACCAAAGTTGAAAACGCCACCCATGCCTGCAGAAGACCAGTTCTGTTTAGCACCTTCGCCATATAGCCTGTTGCCAACTCCCTCTAAATAACTTGGCTGAGGCAATGCTGGGTTGATGTCTGCTGCTGGTAAGCTCCCACCAACTTCTTTGATAGCTTCTCTTACAGCATCTTCTGAGTAAACTGTTGGACCTTTTAATCCACCAATTTTCGATGCACCTTCAGTCCCTTTCAATTTGTTATAAAGATCTAGGTTGCCTGTTGCTTCTGCTGTTGCCCTGTCTGCGATATCAGGATAGTAAATTTTTCCTTTAGGTATTGCATCGAGCTTCAAAAGTTGTTGGCCTCTTGATGCAGAAGCTGCAGCAGATTCTGAGGCTGTATCAAAACCAATAGAGGATGCTAGTCCTTTGCCTGTTTTCTCAAGAGTCCCAAGATTCATATAATAAGGATCTGTTAGTGCAGCTCCAACGTTCGTTCCAACATAGGTCGCGGCAGATGATGCAACGTCACCTATTGCTTGTTTCCGGATTTCTTCAGGAGTCATATATCCTGGAGGAGTCTGATCACCAACTGTTTCTTGATACCTGTTGAGCATCTCTTGATCAACTGGGTTGCTCGGAGTATATGTCCTTTCGCCTGTTTGAATCGTACGAACCCATTGGAAAACTGGCATTGATTCTGTGCCATATATGTCCTGCAGTTGAGTAAGATCCATGTCAGGTGCGGCTGACTCTGTTTGATAAACATTGTATGTATAAGTCTGAGGATCTTCGTTTGTCAATCCCGAGAGTGCTCCTGGTTCTGCCATTAGCTGATCACTCCTTTAGCTTTAAGATCGGTTATTAAAGTCCCCAGAACATCTGCGACTTCTGCTAAAGTCGTAGAGTCTGCATCAAGAACTCTGTCTGTTGTAACATTGCTCATTTGATATGGCTCTACGGAAGCAGAGCTCTGCAAAGAACGTATCTGGAGTTCCAGTGTGTTGACTAATCTGTCACCCCAACCTTTTTGATATTCTGCTGGTGCTGCTGGTAGTCTTGGGTTTATCCTACTCATCGCATTCCATCCGTTCTAGTGTTCACTCGGAAATCACCAAATGACCATGAATCTCCGAGATCGTCACTTTCAACTTTAAATTTCATCTGACGGCCTCGAGCTCTCATGCTGATTTTAGTCGTTGTTGGTGTAATAGTAAATGGTCCTTTGGTTATTCCTGTGTCTGAAGGGTATTTTCTTGTTGTCACAGTAACGTCAGCAGAGCCGGAGAGAGTCAAGTTGGGAATGATTTTGTCCACCATCATCAGAGTTTCACCAGTCATGTCTATTTCCATAGGCGAACTCTCTATGTAGGCTGTCATAGCAGAACCATTATCATCAGTTCCCGTTTCGTGATTGTACATTTCCCCATTTACATCAAAAGCGAATGGGACTGTCCTTGAACCAAAAGCATCTGACCAGCATGTTCTGTCTAATGTACCAATGCTCCAAGCATCTTCCCTGTAATTATAAGTCACGTAAGAATCTGGCTCTGGGTCATTAATGTCTGTGTTGTCTGTGCTAACGTAAAACCAAGATATTTCGTCAAACTGATTGTTGTGTGCCACAAATGCTTTATCAAACTGGCTCTTATTCAGCCTGTCGTAAACGAAATACTGAACAGGGCAATTCATTTCGCGCAACGCACCATCGTACATGAAGAAATTGTTTTCTCCCATCCAGAAAACTCTGCTGTCTATGTTAAACATTACATTTTTGCCAGCAGCACCACAAGCCGTTCCAAGCAATCGGAAAGAGAATGTGAATGGAGGACCAACAAATGTCATGCCGTAAACAGCTTCGTCTGTTGATATAAACATCTCATCACGGGTTGGTAGCAAAGAAACAACTCTAGTTCCAACCTCAAGCCTTTGATCCCCTGCTGTGTTTGTGGCAGTAGGAGCCCAATCGGCAAAATCTTCTTGATCTGACCACCTGACCTGCATTGGATCTATATCAGAACCTCCATACGGCACAGTTCCTGCAGCAATCCAGTGACGATCTGGGAAAGATATTTGAGTTAATCTTGTATTGGTCGGGACAGAGGTTGCACCTCCTAAGCTAGAGACGAGGACGGCACGAGTATTTGTTCCACCACTTAAATCCCAGTAATACATCGCATTGTTACGAACTGTTGCCAGAACATCTTCGCCCCAAAGATTGATGGACCATTGAGAAATTTCAGTTATTAAACCACCACTAACTGTCCTTGGTGTGTCCCAAGTCTCTGCACCCCAAGCCCCTGAACTCCATCCAGACGCTGGAGCTGCAGTTACTGTTCCAAGGCCAGACAACAAACCTATTAAATAATTAGCATTAGTAGATCCACCACCTGTTGCTGTTGAAGTTGCCGCAGTCGGGGATTGTATCGTGTAAGTATTGGTATCAACATAAGTTATTTGATAGCCTCTTTTGCGATTTAGAGTGTCTGCTGGTATCCCGCCAACTGCGGTAGCACTATCAAATACAACGTAGTCTCCATCTTCAGCACCGTGACTTGCATCTGTGACTGTTACAGTCGTTGTCCCATCTGTCGCAAATGGATCTGTCAATGCTGCGGTAGCTCTTAAAGGAGTTATGTCGTAAACAACTTCATTCTTTATGACGTAAAGGTGAGAAGATGTACCGACAGCAATGTAATCTTCTTGATCTGTTATAGCTCGCCAACTTACGACTCTTCTTGATATCCCTTGAAGAGTTTCTTCTGTGTTATAATCTGCTTCATCGGATGGTGTTACTGAGTAAAGCTCTTCTTTTTCCCAGCCACCTATTTTAGTTGGATAACCATTCCGGAAACGAACTTTGTCACAATCAATCCAATATGGACCATTTTTGCCAGCACTGTACTCTGTGATGTCTTTAACGATTCCTGGTTTGAATTGAAGCAAACGTAACGGCATCAGACATTCCTCATGCGCTCAACAAGACGCTTGGCTCTGTTTGGAACTTGCTCGTACCACTTTGAATCCATCATTTGATTCGCAGCCTCTTGCCATTCTCTGTTGTCAACAGCCTCTTTCATCTTCTTGAACTTGCTCAACCTAGGTCTCCCTAAATTAAACATCATGTTTGCGATGATTAGCTGGACTTCCTCCGGAAGGTCATCATAATCCGGATAGAGTCTTATGCACTCGTTATACGTCGTTTCCACATCTTGTTCAAATACTTCTTGAACTCGCTCTGGTGCAACTGGAGTCCCGACTTCGCAACCATGCTCTTCATCGTTTTCTGTGATCAAGTGGCCTATGCCGAATGTCGGGTAACCAAGGTGATCAAGGTAAATTTTGTATTCACAACCTTCATCATACTCTAGTTCAAGCCTAAGTTGTTCTCTGTTCATCATCATTTGGTCAATCCTTTGGCTTTTTCAAACGTGCGCATGCCACCCAAGCCTAACATGCCGAGCAGAACTGTCATGAGCGAGTCCATATCGAACGCAGGGATTTGAGGTATCTCTGCCCCATACCACGCAACTCCAAATACAATGAGTGGAGCAAGCACAAAGTGATATGCCAACGCGACTCCGCATGTCCATCCGATGAATGGCCTCCATCCTGCGACAAAGATTGATCTGTGCTTTGCTTCTTCTCTGTTTGTGAGGACTTGTGCCATCGCAGCTTCATGAGCTTGCTTTTCAGCCATAGTCGCGATTTCATGAGCCAAGGCATTCTTTTGATCCTTATCCTCTATAAATTTATCAAGTAATCCTGTGACTGGTCCAATCAATGCTTGTAACATAACAGACTCCTAGCCAAGAATGCATCCTAGCGAAAATGCGACTGCAGCGGCAACGACTATGATTTGAACATCAAATAACGTCATCATCTTAATATCTCCACGGAACCTTTTTTAACCATTTTAGGGACGCAGTAAGCATCAACCTTCCTTTTAGTCCAATAATTATATCGCCATTTGCCTGTTCTCTCTGCAAAATAGTTGCAGCGATCAATGCTATACCAGTAGGACGTATCTTTTGGTTGTGGTTCTCCATCAAGCACGACGATCAATGCGAAAACCAGAATCATAATAATACCTACTTTTTGGCCATATACGCGGTAGCTCCAAAATACATGCCGACAATCGACGCTTGAGATAAGAACAACATGTCCGACAAGGATGCGAGGGTTGAAAGCCTAGATTCAGGCACAAACGGCAATATCGGAAGTATAGCGAAGCCGACCATTGAAGCCATAGCAACGATAGCCAGTTGACGCTGTGATTTTGCTTTTTCTTCTCGTAACTCGAGTTCCATGATTTCTCTGGCATGTGCTAGCTCCTCATCAGATATGATGCCATCGCCATCCTCATCAAACCGCTCATATTTAGAGCCTGACTCAAAGTTCTTCAACCTTTGTCTGCCTTTCCATCCAACTTGTCGAATATAGCGTGCAGTATGTTTTTTATTTCTTGCATGTCCTCTCTGTAATCATCCCTGCGGACATAATGATCATTGATTCTTAGCTCTACTTGATGCAACTCATTCTTAAGACGCTGAACTGTGTCATACATAGTTCTGATAAACCAACTCACACCTGCGACTGCAGCTGCTATGCCGACATTGTACAGTTCTTGCATTTCCATTAGATTTCATCCGGCCAATCGTTAATTGGTGCGTTTCCGGTAGGATTACCGTCAGCATCTACTGGCGCATTATACAACGCCATAAACGCTGTGTGGTCAGCCGCGCCTGTGATCGCAGTTTCGATGGTATTGCTCGCTGTACGCACTGCCGCACGATAGGTTGTGACTTCAGCAGGGACAGTGTATCCAGATACCTCAGCCGCCTTGATGACCATCCAATCAGTCTGAGCAAGCAAGCCGCTAGCAGTCAATTTCGTCTGTGCAATGGCATTGCTCTTGAGTCCTTTGGTGACGATCTGAACACCGTCTTCATCCAGTACAGGATTACCGTCCTCGTCTACTGCGTTGACATCATCCAGTGCCTTTGGAATTCCTGCACTCCAGTAGAAGCGATTGTCGAACGGTACAGGCTGTAAGTCCTGATTCCACACCAGACCTTTAGCGGCCTTCTCCTCGTCTGTCCAACGATTCCACTGAGCAGGATGTTGTGTACCGTCAGCGTCAGTCCAC